TGCTGTGGAATGAGAAGGAGTTGAAGTTGTGAATCCATTCAAATGGTATCGCAACTGGCGCATCCGTCGCACTGAGGAGCGCATCGCTTTTCTTGAAAAGTACTGCGACTCATTACACGACGAGCATGGATCGGTCAGATACAACATCGCTCGTTATCACGACCTGTTTGAGAAGCAAGCCAAGGTTGCCCAACTTCGCAAGCGGTTGTACCACCTCATTGAATTCTGACCATGAAACTCAAAGAAGTTATTGAATTAGTTAAAGATGAGCTGGAGTTCCACAGGAGACATCCAGAACTGTGTCTTGCACTTGTGATTGCTGGTTCGGCTTACTTCATACTGAAGGAGGTAAATCGGTGAAACGCTACACCCACATCGTGTTGCGACGAATGCCTCCACTGAATGGATTCAGCATCAAGACTCCAGAAGGTAAGTTCCTTAGCGACATACGTCCACGGGGTATTGTGATGGAACTCAATCGTCTCAACGACCGCATCAAAGAACTCGAAGCCAAGATCGCTGAACTCCACGACTTGGAGAAATGGTTGGAGGGAAGATGATTGTACCCATCGGCCCTGCCGCATTCGTGTTCCGCCACAATCGAACCGGCCAGATTGTCGTCGCACCCAGCGAGCGGTGGCATGAGTTCTACGACAACAAAGAGGACTGGGAACACACTGCGAGCGTGAATGCTTGCGGAGCTTTACAGTACATCATCGACGCCAAACCGGCTGAGAGGAACAGGTACATCAAATCGCTTACGGAGAAACCATGATCTACTCACAAGCAGGCCAACTGCCTCACCATCAGTACTGCTTCGTCGAAGCATCCTTCCTCGGATTATCCGGGGCAGCATTTATCCCCTGCGTCTGGTTCGGCCTAGTATCCATCCCAGGTCGGATGTGGGGCTGCACCATCATGCTCGAATGCGGAGCGGTCTATCGAGCCGTCCCGCCCCACGCCATAACATTCAGCTCCGATCCAGAGCTTGAATGGACACCTCAGCAAGCCCAGCGATGGGACTGCTACGGCACCGACTTCACCACCATCGAGTACACCTTCCTCCGAGGACTCGAATGCCAGGTCAAATGCGCCGATCAAATCATCACCGGCGACTACCTCTTCACCGCCGCTCCCATCGGCGATAGCTGGAGCCGACAACCCAACCAAGCCAAGGAATTCATGTTCATCCGAACCGATGGCGAACGACTCACCATCCAGCCCACCGATAAGGTCATCTTCATCGAGAAGTCATTCACCGAACCTCAATGGCCCACCGGCCTGCGAACCACCGACAAAATCTACACCTGCGAATGAAAACCAAAAAGAAAAGCACAGTCATCACAATCGACTCAGAACTTCATTCCGAGCTGCGCGCTGTTAGCGAAAAGCATGGAATCAAGATCGGATTTCTCGCTGAAAAAGCGGTGAGAGAACTGCTGGCAAAGATGAGCAATACGACGCAAGTAAGCGCATCATTGACAGCAGTCGCCCATTAGTAAGCGATTCGTACCGTGTGGTACGGACAACTCCCTTCGCTCGCTATGAAGCAGTGGGCGGAGGGATAAATTTCCTAAAACTATGAATCTAAGAGAATACCAACAAAAAGCAGTAGAGTGGGCCAAAACTAGCGATGGTCTGATCATCGCACCGGCTGGCAGCGGCAAGACCTGGATTGCCGCGAGCATTATCAAGCATTACGCAACGCTGAATCCAACGTGGACGTTCGGATGGACAGCACCGACCGTTGAAACCTGCCAGCAGGGTAGAGTTTCTTTGAGGGTTGCCGGTGTACCGGATGAGAAGGTGGACATTCGCTGTCCGCACGAATCTGTAGACTTCAGCAAGAAGCAGCTTCTCATTGTCGATGAAGCAAAGAGAAGTGCCGCGAAAGTTCTGAGAGGAATCATTGAGTCCTGTAACGGCGCGCGTTATGGCTTCGATGCGACTCCATGGTGCGACGATGAAGAGCGCAATGCCGTAACGCGAACGCTCTTCCACAACCGCACCTACGAAATCAAGCGCAGCGACATCGGCGATTCATTGGCCGACGCTTACCTCGAAATCAGCGATGCTACCGACCTCAACATCCATCGGAAGATCGATGACAACATCGACCGACTGTTCACCACGCGCCGTCGCTACATGCGGATAAGTGACGACGAATTGAAGCGCATGTGCGCCTGGGAATCGCTCGTTGAAATCGGCATCTGCGAGAACCGTGAGCGCAACGATTACGCCATAAACTACGCGCTAAACCACCTCGACATGCAGACGCTCATCCTCATCCCTCGCATCACGCTGGGTGAGGACTACGAAAAGCGCATTCCGAATTCTCTGCTCGTCCATTCCAAGATTGCGAAGAAGCAGCGCAAGGCGGCGATGGAGGAGTTCAAGGCCGGTAAGCTGCGAACCATGATTGCCACATCACTGGCCGACGAAGGGCTTGATCTTCCGAATGTCGAACTACTCATCATGGTGAGTGGCGGTCGGTCATCACAGAAGACAATCCAGCGAGCGAGTCGCGCACTGCGGAAAACAGATTCCAAAAACTGTGCGACAATCGTGGACTTTTCTGACAAGTTCCACCCCATCGGAGCGTATCACGCGAAAAAGCGCATGGCATGCTACCGTCAACTCGGTTGCGTCTTCCTCCAATGAGTGCATCAATTACAACGACAACAAACGAAACAGCCACGCCCACAGAGAACGTGGTTTATCTGATCGGCGAACTTCGAGGTATCAGCCGTCAAACAGAAACCAAAACAGGTGCGCTTATGGTGCGCCGCGTTATATCCGTCGCTCGCCATTGGACGGATGCGGATGGCCGATTCCACGAAGACTTCGATGAGTTCGAACTGTCCTCATGGGGACAAGTGGCTGAGAAGATTATGGAAGTCGCCAATGGCGCGCTGGTGCGTGTCAAAGGCCGTGTGAAGGTTGAGAAGTGGAGCGATGGCGGTGACACGAAATCAGCCGTTCGAATCGCTGCCGAGAACGTCACTATCCTTTGTTACTGAGCGAATGAAAAATCCTCACATGAACAAAAAAATTATCCATCTGCTATCTGGCGGACTCGACAGCGTAACCATGATGTACGACCTGTTGAATCAGGGGCATCAACTTCACGCGTTGATGTTCAATTACCAGCAGCGTCACAGCCAAGAATTGTTGTGCGCCAAGTATCATGCACAGCAAGCCGGAGTATTGTTTACGGTTGTTGATCTACCTCCGCTTGGAGGACTGACCGAGCAATCGTGGGTTGTTCCTAACCGCAACGCGGTGTTCTTGAGTGTGGCAGTCAACCTCGCTTGCAAGTCTGGATCTGACACCGTCACGATTGGATGCAACAAGGACGACGAAGAGCAGTTCCCAGACTGTCGGCGTGGATTCATTGAAGCGATGCAAAAGACAGTCAACGAATCTGGTTACAGCGTTGAAATTTGCGCTCCATATCTCGACAAGCGAAAATGGGAAATTGCTGGACTCGCCAGAGATATGGGAATCAACGGATCCAACATTTGGACTTGCTACAACGGTGGGTTGAAACCCTGTGGAGTATGTCCCGCTTGCAAGAAGCTCAAAGATTCTGGCCTATGATCGTGATGTTGGATACATCCACAGACTTTGATCTGTGCGAGAGCGAATTGGGAGTAAAGGTTGAGCAGTTGTTCACTCCGCTTACGGGTCTGAACCCAAAGCGTCCAGAGGGTCGATTTGGAATCGACAACGGAGCTTTCAGCAAGTTCAACGCTGATGCTTTTATGCGGACGCTCAAAAAGCATGAACCCAGAAAAAATCTCTGCCGGTTTGTAGCTGCACCGGATGTTGTCGGTTCTGCGATCAGAACTCTGGAGTGCTTCCAGCGTTGGAGTCCAAAGTTGACCGGCTGGCCGATTGCGCTCGTCTGTCAGGATGGACAAGAGAATCTCTCAATTCCTTGGGATGAAATCGACGCGATCTTTATCGGTGGATCAACTGAATGGAAAATTTCCCGTCACGCTGCTGCGATTGTCAAAGCGTCTAAGATTCTGGGAAAGTGGTGCCATATTGGGCGAATCAATACTCCCGGCAGATACGAATACTTTGAGGAACTCGGAGCAGACTCATGCGATGGAACTGGACTCGCGAAATATTCGCACATGAGAGAATCCATAAGGCGGTCCATTGAAAATCCAAAATTGCTATGAAATCAAACAAACCCATCGTTGCCGTTGACCCTGGTGTCGGCGGCGGATTCGCAGTCAACACACCGGACGGAATCGTCCTGTTAAAGATGCCGGAATCACTGCCGGACATCTGCGCGCTGATCAATCAGCTAAAGGTGGCCAACTCAGAGTTATGGATCGAGGAGCTTCCGAACTTTGTGTCCCCCATGACGAAAAGCTCGTCGATGGCCGTGCTTCACAGAAACCTTGGTCGGGTTGAAGCTGCTGCATACGCATACGGATACGCTCTTCACAGAGCAGCTCCAAAAGCGTGGCAGGCTCCGTTAGGACTCGGCGGGAAAGCATCGTGCAAGGATTATTCCGATTGGAAGCGCAAGCTCAAGGCGAAGGCCCAGGAATTGTATCCACACCTAGATGTTACGCTCAAGAACTGCGACGCCCTGCTGATCCTGCACTATGCAATGGGAGGCGGCAGATGATCCGCAGATCCAATCGCCCTCCAACGGAGAGCGAGATAAAGCAAATGCTCATCGCGGCCTTCTGCATGGGCATGATCATCACGTCCGCGTACTTCATCCTGTTCATCCTCAAATGAGCGAGAATAACCTGAAACCTCTCGCAGAGGAGACGGACGTTGAGACGCTTCGAGCGGCCATCGCAGAGTACCAATGGTTGGCCAAGACCTTATTCAAATCTTTGGGGTGCGGATGCTACGGAGGACATGACCTCTGCTACAACTGCACCCAAGCTGAGAGACACTACAAACACACAACCGAGACATACAAATAATGAGCGCAATTAAACAACAGACAATCCGAGTGGCAGACGCAGATGAATCCACGCCAAGAATAGACTTCGCCTACATCGACAAGAAGTACAAGGAATGGCTGGTTCGCCGTGGATTTTCCAATGAACTTGGAAACGAACTTGGAATGCGACGGCCAAACGGACGACGTGGCAAACGAATTGACCCTGATGAAATCTGAAATTACGCGAGAACAACTGTTGAAGGAAGCGCCTCGGCTGATCGAGTATGCCATTCTTCGCGGCTGGATGACTAAGCCCAAACCAAAATCTGATGACGCTTGGCATTGCAGCGGATCAGGACATCTCGACGACGCTTCAGACGATGAAATACAGGAACTCCGCAAAAAGCTCAGTGGAGGTTGAACTCCTCTCCGACGACGTAGAGATACGGATCGGAGAAACCAAGTGGGCAGGCGTGGCCTACATGCGAGAAGGCAAGAGCAAGGTCTACGTTCGAACCAAAGCCGAATTCAAGGCCAAGTTCGTTCTGGTCGATGCGAAGCCCTAACCTATACATCGCCGCACAAGAGCAGCTCTTTGCGAAGTTTCAGTCACGCTCCATCGCCATCCAGCATTGGAGCAAGTACCTGATGACTCCCAAAGAGCTTGCTCTCCTTTTTCAGAAATTAGAGAAATCAAATTCTGTTCTTCGCGAGATAGCCAAGACTGATCTCGGCCAAAGCGGGGAATTAGCGAGAAAACAACTTGGAATCGAATGAATCAATCAAAGATCGACCGTGCGCGTGCGTGGATTAGAAACACGCCAGGAGCCGTCGCAGGTCAGGGCGGTCATAACGCAACCTTCGCAGTAGCAACCGCGCTCATACACGGTTTTGAGCTTAATGTGGGGGATGCGGAGACACTCCTGCACGAGTACAACGTGAAATGCCTCCCGCCGTGGAAGCCGAACGAATTGGCGCACAAGCTCGATCAGGCGTCCAAGGTTCCGCACGACAAGCCGCGTGGCTGGCTTCTCGAATCGAATTCCGGCATGGGGCAGGGCGGAACTCCAGTATCACCCACCGGCAAGTTCGTGGTGCGAAAGATCCAAGCAATTCCGCAATCGGACTTTCGATTTTCAACCATAGATTTCTTAAAAGCCTGCTTCGAGCCGGATGAAGTTGTCTGCATCTGCAATGACATCGTAAGCGACGAGGAAGGTCGGACTCGACCAAACTCCAAAGGTACGTTCCTGAAGCGCGACGAATGGATTAAGAACCATTTCACGCCGCCCATCAGCGCCATGTGGAACGGTCCTGACAGCCGTGGCGCATACGTCCGCGTCAATCCGTGCTTCGATGAGAGCGGTTCTGATTCAGGCGTGGCAGCATTCCGCCATGTCCTGGTTGAGATGGACGAGAAGACCAAGGACGAGCAATGGACGATCCTTAAGGAATCGAAGCTGCCGATGTCCGTCGTCATCGATTCCGGTGGCAAGAGCTTGCACGGCTGGGTACGAGTCGATGCGGCAAATAAGGAGGAATGGAACGAGCGTCGTGATGTCGTCTATCGCCAGTTAGAAGCTCTTGGCATCGATCCAAAGAATAAGAACGCAAGCAGGTTCAGCCGGTTGGCCGGTGTGATGCGCGATGGCAAGGAGCAGAAGCTGTTGGCCGTCAATGTGGGTGTCGTGAACTGGGATGCGTTCACGGACTATCTGGAGTCGCAGGACATGCCTCAGGAGTTCTCGCTCGATAGCATCATCGAGTACGACCCGAAGAATGATCCTGACAATCTGATCGGCGACAGATGGTTACGTCGCGGTTCATCGCTTCTCTTCGTAGGCCAAAGTGGCTGCGGCAAAAGCTCGATGGCCGCGTATCAGGGGATGAAGTGGGCGTCCGGCGAAGCATGGTTTGGCGTAAAGCCCGTCCGGGCGTTAAAAGTGGCTTACATCCAGGCGGAAAACGACATCGCCGATCAGCATGACGCACTCAAGGGGGCGGCTCAGATGACGTTTGGAAAGGAGAACTGGGAGCGAGGATTGCGGAGCGTTGACATGCTCTTCTTCCGCGAAACGGTTCGAACCGGAACAGACTTCGCCACAATGCTCCGCCGTCTCGTTCGCAAGACTAAGGCGGATCTGGTTTACATTGATCCACTGCTCTCCTACATGGGCGGCAATCCTGCGGACATCGAGGTCTGCGCGAACTTCACGCGGCATCTGCTCCAGCCGATTATGATGGAGACGGGCGTTGTTCTGGTGCTTGTCCATCACTTCCCCAAGCCGAAGGGCAAGGACGACAAACCGGAGAGCGTGGCAGATTTGGCCTACTCAGGATTCGGATCGTCGGATCTGACGAACTGGGCGAGAGAGGTGATTGTGATGAAGGAAGTTGGTTTCAATCAACCTCGACAATTTATGCTCGGAATGGCGAAGCGAGCGGATCGTTCCGGCATGACGGACAAGGAAGGAAAAGTCACCGGATCGATTATGATCCAGCGTGGCACAGGCGGCGACATCTCATGGAACTACGCGGAGCCTGAGAAGTTTGTCGTGGATAAGGAGTCGGTTAAGAAACCGTACTCCAAAGGACGATATCCTAAGCGTTAGCCTTCTCACGCTCAGCACGGCGACGACCTTTGGCGGCTAATGACTGAAATTTTTCCTTAGAAAGTTTTTTGCGACCGATCCACGCGGCGAGAGCCTTGGGATCATCGGCCCCTTCCTTACGGAGTTCGTTGGCCAATTTACTGAACTTTGATTTCTTCTTCATGTTGGAAATGCAGTCGTTCTGATTCAATCAACGATGCACCAGTCTTCAGATAGCATATCGGTCTGTGAAGCCAGCCACGGCACACGCGATCCATTGAGGTAGGCAGGATGTAATACGGGATACTCGATGTAGACGTATGGAAGCGTCATCTTGCTGTTGGCATCTGGAGTCTGTATCCGCAGCCACATACCTTTTCCGTTCCATCCAGTACGGGCCACACGTCGCCCGAGTTTCAACGCTTCGAGAGCCTGCCCGAAGTTCAGTTCAGTAGTTTGTTCCATAAATGTGTATCACCACGCCTTACAGCTCCAATACTTGGGCGTCGTCTTATCCTTCGCACTCGCGCAGTTATGCCGCGCGCGGAAGTTCTTACGACGCTCAGGATTGTCGCGTTTGATTTCCATGTTCGGATCGCCGAACCGGACGATGACAACCTTGCCAGCCGGATTCTTAACGTACACCGCGCTCTTCTTACGCTCGCCAGGAGTGTAGAAGGGCTTGTTCAGCGTCACCTTACGCCCCTTGTAGGTATTACCTTTTTTGGAGAGGGAGGTTTTCATTAGTCGCGGCGACGAGCTTGACGTTGAGCTTCACGCATCTGGCGCTCCTCAAGTTTCTGATTCTCGTCGTGCATCTTCATCCGCTCGAATTCAAGCGTCAAAATCTTCGGCCACTGGCGAGTAAACGTGTCGAGCTGAGTTTGAGTCAGCGAATCGATTGGCTTCGAAACAGTGC